AATTACCCAAACAGGTATTTGCCAACGTTGTTATTGTAAAAAAGAATCAACCGATGGACGTTTATTTGGACCTTGTAATATTTATTCTTCAAAGGAAGTTTCTTTGAATAAAACATTACAGACTTTATTATTTGGAAATGTTATAAGTGGTAAAAAAGGTAAAAAAATTAATGCATTAACTATTACACGTAATTCAAGTACAACAACATTGGATCTTGGATTAAAACCTGAAGGAAATAAAATGTTTACTAATAAAGAAATTTGTTTGGAAAATTGTAAAAGTATTTTATTTCAACTTGAAAAGGAATTAACAAACTAAACTTAAAAAAATGAATTTATTAAAATTAAAAAATGAGTCAATGGGATATAGAATCCGCTATACATCGTTTACGAGATCTTGGAGTCGATGTATCAGAATTACATCAAGATTATTATAAAATACCTTTAGAAAATACTGATCTACAGAAAATTGAATTAGATCATCCAAAAAAATCAAAAGTTGTAAGTAAACACAATGTTATAATTGATTCACGTCAACGAGACTACTCCATTTACCCAGAACCAAATAAATATCTTGTTGAACTTATGGAAGCACATCGTAATGTTGAAAGAATTGAACTTGTTGCTGCAATGATGCCTAAAACAGAATACAATGTTAATTCTGATAATAATTTATTACTTGTTACAATTAATAACATTCAACAGGCATTGTATCTTACACCAGGACAATATACAATTGGTACAAATACACTTGGTGAAGATTATATTTCAAATGGTGGTGTACCAATTTCTGGACTTATTTCTGAAGTTGTACGGGTATTAAATACACATACTGGTTCTACATCAGGATTTAATGTTTTCTTGGCAACTACACCTGGTACCACCGGTACTGGTAATAACGCAAGTGTTTTAAATAGACTTATTATTACTAATGATAATATTAATTTTAGTATAGATTTTAATAACAATAATTATAGTTCCGGAAGTCCATATCGTTTACTTGGTTTTTTAAAGCAAGTTTATGTTTCTGGAACAAGTGAATATTATGGAACAACTGACACAGGTACATGTACACCTAATAATTTACAAGCAGGTACAACTCATACAGTTTCAATTCCAAGTATTTGTTCAGTTTTTGATTATGATCTTATTGATGACCCAAAGTATATTATTATGAATTTAGAATTTGGTAATAAATCAGCTGATCGTATTGAATCGGTTGATATAGCAAGTAATCAGAAATTTGCAGTTATTATTTATGATGGAAATGACCCAGATAATATTGAAACATATGCTGGAAGTAATAATAGTAACGTGCAACTTACCATTGCAAGACGACCGGGTCGTCTAAAGGCATTAAAGGGGGCTGATTTTGATAAAAAAATTGTAACATTTGATCCACCAATTACAATTGAAAATTTTAAAATAACATTTTATAAATATGATAATACATTTTATGATTTCCATAATAGAGAACATTTACTTACATTTGAACTTGATGTAGCAGATTATGATCCAAGGTATAGATATTAAATTAAAAAGTATTTAAAGTAATTAAGTAATTTAAAGTTAAATGGAACGTCTTGCATTTTGTTCAAAGATACTTTACGATCGTGATATCATCAAAACAAAAAAGGAACTTTACGATTTAAAAGATCCTAAAAAAATATTTAAAAACTTTAATGAATCTGAACAATATAAAAATAATTTTTATGAAAAGATTAAAGCAATCATTTATGAATTTATACAATCAGCGAACGAATCTCATATGCGATATTGGGGCATTAGCGACTCTACAGTTGGTAGCATATGTGATCAAATCAATATATTGCTCTTTGAATTTACCAAAAATAAAGAATGGTCTGAAAGAATAGCATTTGAAAATGTATATACACTTGTCAGCGGGTTATTTCATTCATTAACAACAAGTTCTTTATGGGAAATGATATATGAATTAAGTGATCGTGAAAATATTTCAGAATTTGTATATTCTAATGTATTTTGGTATTTTGAACATTTATTTCCTAAAATGTTCTATTTTAAATGTAATACTTGTAATATAATCACAGATTATCTTGATGAAATAACAAATGTTTGTTATACTTGTTCAAAAAAATAATTTTTTAATTTTTTTACAAAAATTAAATTACTTAACAAATTCGACGTTTATCTTTTTAAAAATGAACGTTAAATTCTGTAACTCGAATGCCTTCAAAATTGATTCAGAAGACCTTAAAGAAAAAATTATGTTGGAATGTGATTCATTATTTGGATTTAAACTTAAACGTGATCATTTCCCAGGTCCACAGCCAGTAGCAATTGAGAAAAAAGACATTGGTATATTTCAAAAAGAAGAATATATGATGTGTGAAAAAAGTGATGGTGAACGTGCAATTTTATTACTTATTAATCTTAATAAGAAACCAATGTGTTTTATTATTAACAGAAATAATGATTTTTATTTTATGGATCTTTCTTTTAAAAAAGAAGTATTTGAAGGTACTATTATGGACGGTGAACTTATAAAAACAAAAAAAAATAAAAAAAACGAAGGAACTTGGAACTATCTAATACATGATTGTATGATGTATAATGGAACAAATTTTACAGAAAAAAGTCACCGTTTAAGATATGCAAATATTATTGATTTAATAACCAAACGGTATCAAAATAAAGAAAATGACCCAGTTAATATAAAAACAAAATTATTTTATAAAGTAGGCCCAAGTCTTGATAAAACATGGAAATGTATAAATGACACAACTGAAAATAATATAGATGGTATTATATTTACACCTGTAAATAAACCATTTAAATTTGGACGTGATTATTCTCTTTTAAAATGGAAAGAAGACCATACTGTAGATTTATTAGTTTCAATTAAAGGTAAATCAGTAAGTTTAAAATATATAAAAGGAGATGAATACATTATATTTAAAACATGGAAGTGTACAACAGATAATTATAAAAAAATTATAGAATTTATTAAAGAAAAAAAAATAGCTATGCCAGAACCAATTATAGAGTTTAAAATAGTCTCTGAAGACTCCTTTATACCTTATAGACACCGTACTGATAAAAAAATACCAAATGGTGAAATTACTGTTAAAAATACATTAAAAAATGTTCAAGAATCAATTACAATTTTAGATCTTGTTAATTCATTGACGACGAATGGCCCGGCGTTTAACACCAACAGTGGTAGTCCGGCGTTTAGCACCGACAGTTGTAGTCCGGCGTTTAGCACCGACAGTTGTGGAACGCTTCTTGGTGGACTTCCGGCGACGAGCACCGGCAGCGGACTTTCGAGCACCGACCATGGTAGTTCGGCGGACTCGGCGTCTACGACCAAATGCGTTACTGTAAGAACCAAGATCACTTGAACTTGCCATACCAGCTGTAGCAGCCATTTCTGGCATACTAGAGCTGTAAGTTGGTAGACTCAAACTAGATTCAATATTAGCCTGTGCAGCATTCATACTAGTGCATGGGCTGGGAAAAAGACCGGTGCTTCCTGCACCAAGAACACCACCCATTCCTGATGGGCAAAATTCATAACCCATGCTCATTCCAAGTGGGGGGTTTCCACCTGAACCAAAACGACTTTTACGCATACCTGCACAATGGCGTTTGTAGAAAGATCTAAAGGCTTTCATGGCAGATGCCTTGGAAACTTTGCGACCACTTCGGCGTTTGCCAAAAGAGTATGCGTCACCACATTTTGGTGTTGTCATAGCACCAAAAGATGGTTTTTGTTGCATAAAAGGCATATGCATTTCTCCAAACTCGCTTCGGCGATGAACACGGCGTGTTTTTCGCACAGGCTTCTTCATTTTACGTGCCTTGGATTTAGCTTTTTCTTTTTTCATGGCTTTTTTGAGGCACATTCTAGCAAGCACCTTTGTGGGCTTGTAAACACGTTTTCCACCAACTTTCTTGGTAGTCTTAATGTGGTATTTTTTACAAATTTTAAGAAGTCTTGCTGGAGGCTTCTTGTGAGTCTTTTTTGATTTTCTGGCAGTTTTTCTGCGACGTTTTCCAAATCCGAAAAGTGAAAGCATTTTATTTATATACTTTTAGCGTAGAAATTATTTTGGGAAGAATTAAAATTAATTAAATTAATTGGCTAAAAAAAGTGATCGAGCTAAATTATAATTAAACGAATCGGGTATTACCCATTTAATTTGTTTTTCTATAAAATTATCAATATTACGGTATTCTTTTATTATTTTTAAAGCAGATGTTGGTCCTATCTTCTGTATTTTACAAGTATAGTCACACCCACAAAGTATACACATATCAACAAATTCATAAAAATTAAGTCCAAATGAATTAAGTATGATATCTAAATATATTATTTCAAATGAATCTTTTCTTTGAACTACCACATTAGTTCCACCAAATGCCAAAGAATCAGTATCTTCTGTAAGAATATATTCAACAGTACCTTGTTTTTGTAATATTACACACATTTCTTCAGCTTCACCGTAACTTTCAAAAAATGGTATTCCTAAATCTTTTAATAATTCTATAACTTCTAGAGAATGATTTTTATTAACATAAAGTAAATTTTTTTTTATTTTTTGTATTTCAAGGTGTATTTTTTTAGCTGATTCTTGGGTGGTATCAATTTCAGAATCTGAATCATTAATAAATTCTTGAAAATTAACTTCAACATTAAGTTCTTTAAAGTTTTTGGTAAGTACTTCTAAACGATCTTTCATTTTAATTTTATGTTCTTTACGTTGGGTAAGTACAGCTTGTTTTGCAGCAGGTGGTTTACCATCAAATACAAATACAGGGTGTATACCTAATTTTTCAAATTCTTTAATTTTTTGATTAAATCCACGTATATGAAAATCATCGGTGCTATACATATATCTGAATTTATATAATAAAATACTTGAATCTATTGCAACTTTTTTACCTTTAAGGCTTTCAATATTAAAAAGTTTAATTGCATCTGGTGCATGTTTACGAATAAGTTGTTTTAAACATTTAATCCCCATTTCTTTCTTAATCTTATAACGCATGAATCTATAAATCACTTTCTTCTATAAAATCTATAAAAGCTGTTTTCTTTAAATCAAGAGTAATACCTTTTGGAGTTTTTGTTCTTGGAACACGGTATTTTGGATGTGTTTGAATCCCTTCTTTACGATATTTAACAATAGAATCCCAAAAATCTTTCATTGTAGATAATTCCCTTGCAAACCATTCACGATCACGCTTAACTTCAACTACATTTATTTGAAAATCGGAATCACTATTTCCTGGAACAAATTCAATAAAGTGTGCGATTTCAAGATCACAAATTTCCAAGTTTAAAAGAACTTGGGAAAGATAATGATGTGGAACTTCACCCATAATAATTTTACGTTTTAATGGACATTTTACTTCTAAAAGAACTCCATCTGTTGTAATACCATCAGGAGAACCACCTAACCAAGAATGTTCGGGGTGTATAAGAAGACCAAATGATAATACTTCTTTATTATAAATTTTTGAATACTTTTCAATAGCTATGTCTTCATAATGTTGTCCCCACCGTGTAGCTTCATTACCTATAAATGGTTTACCACCTCCACATTTATCAACTAAAAGTGCCCAAGGTGTTTTATAACTATTTTCATTTAGTACAGTTGGTATATCACTTGCAGTTATTGCATTATTACGTTGTTCAAACCATTCAGGACTTCGTTGAATGGTTTGGGGTATTTTAAGTAATTTTTGAACTTGTTCAACTACTTCTTGTTTTTGTTCAACTACTTCTTGTTTTTGTTCAATTATTTCTTGTTTTTGTTCAACTACTTCTTGAAATTGTTCAATTGAATCATTCATTTTGTTTACTTTAACTTAAGTTGTTTCTTTAAATAATTAATTTCTGAATATTTACGTTTCCCAAAGCCTGTAGAATAATAATTTTTATTTGCAATAGTAAGTGGACTTACCATTTCATTACCATTAAAAGTAGGTGGTCTTGAAGTAAGACCTTCTTGATATGTTAATGGTTTATTACCAAATTCCGCAGCATTTGCCATGCCTGCAACATTTTGGGGTGAATATCCCCAAGCTCCTGAAACTATTCCTGTTGGCATTTAAATATACATTTTACTTTTATTTTTTTTAAAAAAAATTAAAATTAAAATCAAAATAACAATTGCCAAAATTAAAATTTTATTACAAAGTATAAAATTTAATAATGTACTATCCCAACTGTGCCAAGAACTCCCTTCTATAGGCGTGATATAATAATCTTTACCAGCTATACAATTTGAAATTTCACATACACTACATGGTGTTTGTATACCTGTTAAAGTTTCAATATAAGATTTGTTTTTGTTTGCGATACCATTAATCATGAAAGGTCCAGTTGAATTCATTATTTCAAGATGTTTGGTAAATTTTTGAAAAAAATTTAATGATTTTTTCATTTGTTCTATGGCAATCAACCAAAATTGACTTTTTGGTTGTGAAGCTAAAAATGAATTTGTAAAAACACCAGGTGTATTGTTTGATTTAATAAGTCCTACTTCCGCATTAAGTGAAATAGAATCAAAAGATTTATTACAAATATAATCGAGATCAAGATAAATACCTCCATAAAGATAAAGTAAACAGTATCTTATAGCATCTATTTTTTGAATAGTGTACTTAAAAGAATTATAAACCGGATAAAAATCTGAAAAATATGTTTTTACGATATTTTCAGAATATTCTTGATCAACAAGTTTATAATTCCAATCTGGATTCATTGAAATTACTGATTGTTGTCCATCTTTCCAATTATTGGGAATTTCTGGGGTTTTTATTACAAACCATATTTGAAAAATATTTTTTGGAAAATTCATTAAAAATAATTAAACTAATTACTTTTAATCAATATTTTATTATTATTTTAAAAGCAAAGAACATAGTTATTTACGTTGTTTGAAGATCATACTTTTTAATCTTCCGCTACTTTGGGCGCCAAACAAAACTGTAGTTTACCAAGGTTAGCAACATTGTATTCAATAACCAATGGATATTCTTTTTTTAAAAATATTTCAACTGTACTGCATAAATTAGTACTCTTGGTAAAACTGTTAAGGTATTTAAGATCAAATGTTTCAGAAACATTTTGATTTTTTTTGGAAAAAATAAGACCATTTTGAGCCTCACCAATAATAATCTTCTGGGATGCAAAATCACCAATGCTTTCAAGTATAAATTTAGATTCTGTACTAGTAATATTTACATGATTGCTTATAACAGAAAGATCTCTACAATATTTTTGAAGATCAACTGAAGGCATACTTATTACAGAATCATATTGTATATCAGGAATATCAAGTTTTTCTTCAGATATATCAAGCATCTTGAGATAACTTTCAGTAACAGTATTCTTTTCTTTATTTTCAATTCTGATACCAAGTTCATTGATACTATTATTTTTAATAAACAGTGTAAGTACATCATTATTTCCAACTGTTTTGAGTAATTTAAAAAAATAAATCATATTTATTCCACATATATGTTTGTGATTACATTGATATTCTTCAAAATTATCTTTAAGAAGACGTACATATACTAGAGCAACTCTAGCATTATCCATAGTCATTATTTTAAGCCCATTGCTATCAAAGTACAGATTAACATCTGTAAGTACTTCTTTTAATGATTCCACAAGAATCTTAATACTTTGGGACTGAACTGTCCGAATGTAAAGAAGATAGTTCTCCATAATTAAAAAAAACACTTTAATTGTTTAAATGATTTTATCTATAATTTTAAATGATTTATTTGATTTAGAATCGATTATCATTAATTCAGTATCTTTTAAATTTATATTTAATTTATTATAATTTAGTAATAACAATTCAAGTGTAAGTACTTTATTATTTAAAAATAATTTAAAATACTTTGTTATGTATTCACTTTTTGAATTGTATTTAACAGTGGCACAAATAATATTATTGTAATTATTTACATTTGATATAAAATCATTTGTACAAATAGTATCACTAGATTGATATATATTTATAAATTTTTGTAATAAATCGTTGTATGTGATATATACATAAATGTCTCCAATTTTATTTAAAACAGAGTATCCATAAGTTTCAATATATCCAAGATCACATAATGTTTCAATTGAAATATTTAAAGTATCGTAATTTTTATTAAGATAATCAATCATTTGATCACATAGTACCATTTTAAATACACTTTTTTCTGAAAAATAATTTTTATTTGTTGAGTAATCAGTAAATAAATCTTGAAAATATTCTTTATTCTTTATTTTAATAACAAGTTCTACTTTGGTTATTTTTTGTAAAATACTTTTACTTTTTTGTTTATTTTTTTTTATAAAATGATATCCTTTAATTCCATTACTTATGCATTTAATTCCAATATGGATAATTTTATTTTTAAAAATACAACCAAGTAAAAATCCTGCATAAAAAGATCTCATTTATTAAATAATTTGTTGTTTTTTTATATTAATTTATTAATTTAAAGAACTATACTTTTTAAATTAAATGGATCCCACCGTTAAAAAGAAACGTGGAAGAAAACCAAAAAATTTCCAAAATGAAACTATTGTAGAAATACCAGTTGCCGATAAAAAAAAACGTGGTCGTAAAAAAAAATATGAAATTGAAAATCTTGAAAAAATACTTAATCGCAATGAAGTAAACAATTTTGATCACAATATTGCATATTCAGATGATGAAAATACAGTCGATGAAGAAAATTGTATTAAAAAAATATCATTTGGAAATTTAGATATAACAGTTTCAAAAAAAGTAAAGAGTGTACCAATAGAAACATATAAAAATACTATCACTAAATCCATTATTAATAAAGATGAATGGGAATCAGATGAAGAAAAAGAAATTCCTGTTGAAAATATTATACATGAAAATTTTGAAATAAATAAAAAATATATACCTGGTAATTCATCAGACAGTGCTCTTAAAAAAAATGAAGAATGTGTGAAAAAAATACGTGTAGTAACGTGTCTTAAAAATGATATTGGTGAAGCTTGGCCGGAAAAAACTAACGTGTGTTGTTGGTGGTGCGCACATACATTTACAACCTGCCCTTGTACATTACCAGTTAAATATGATTCACTTCGAAAAAGATTTACATTTGTTGGTATTTTTTGTTCTTGGAATTGTACAAAAAGTTATAATTATGAAAAAAATGATCACGTTAGATACCAACGTGCTGAATTAATAACACTTCTTGTTCAGCAAATGTATGGAATACTACATGCTATAAATATAAAACCAGCTCCTCCAAGACAGTGTTTAAAAATGTTTGGTGGATATATGACAATAAATGAATTTCGCGATGATAATAAAACAGTTGATTCATATAATTTAAATTTAATAAAATATAATTACGTTTATCCAGAAATTACTGAAATAAGTAATATTAAAATTAAACCAATTGTAAAAAATTTACGACTTTCACGAAATGTTTAAAATAAGTTAAAAATAAAATATAATATTAAAGCCACCAGTCCAAATATAATTAAATGTTTTGTGGAGTCACATGTTAAACCAAATGATTCTTTTGAACCAAAGGATTCTTTAAAATTTTGTTGGTTTATATTCAAAGGACTCGGTGGACTCGGTGGACTCGGTGGACTCGGTGGACCCGAAGGACTCGGTGAATATTGTGTACTATTTAAAACTAGCCCTGGATATTTTTGAGTAATATACGCTTTAACTATGTCTTCAAACCGTGGACTTTGAATTAATTTATCTAAAAGATTATTGATATTATCATTTTCTTTTGAAAATATGGCATCTGTTGTATCAGGTGGTCCTATTCTTTGTGGTGGTGGTGGTAAATTATTTGAACTTGGGATTAAACCACTTGTTTCCAAAACAAGTGATTTTAATCTGGCTATTTCATCTTTTGTATCTTTAATTTGTTGAGATCCCAAAATAAATGCATCCCCAAGAGATGCATAATTTAATCGATTCATTTACCTTTAATGGTATTTTTTTTTAAGAAATATTTAATTCATATCCACCATTTTTATTATTTTTAGTTACCTTTCCTTTTTTAATAATTTTTGGTGAACTTGACATACTAGAATCACTTGATGAAGCTACTGAAAACCGGTCTTCTTCATCAATTGGATTCTCTTCATAATAACTTCTTATATCTGCATTTGACATATTCATTGGACCATTTGAATACATGCTAGGGATAGGTGGTTTTGGTAAAATATTTACTTGATTTGGGTGATTACTTAATGGAGTACCATTAAATAAATTCGAATCCATGTTTGGACCTCTCATTTCTTTACGTAAACCACGTGTTTCCATAGGAGGTGGAAAATTTGATGCTGTTTGACCAGGTGGATTTTGTTTAAAGTTTGGAGGTTTGGCAGCTTCTTTCATTCCTTGATTCATTGCACCCATCATACCTGCAAGAAAATTTGGATTATTTTGAGCAACTGTGTTATTAATAGGACTCTTAAGTAAACTATTTGTAAGATGAAACATAAATGCACTTCCTCCAAGTGTAAGAAGTAATTCAATTTCCGGTGCCATTTCAGCTTTGCTAGAGTATTTTTCAATAAGTTTTTCAAAAATATTGTCGTAGTCATCTACAGATTCCATAACATTTTCAGACCATCCTTCAAGTTTAATATGAAATGGGTCAAATTTTCTATTGAGAAATTCAATACCAGTTACACATGCCATCAAAGCCCTTCTGGCCATTTTAATACCAGCTTGGGTATCAATATATTTTTTAACTTTTTCATATTCAAAAACAATTTCATCATAATTTGATGTCATATTAAATTTCTTGGAAAATTCAAATCCCTTCTTTTCTAAAGCCTGGATTTTTATAAGTATATCTTGTTTTTGTTTTTGTTGTTGTTCCCAAGTTTCTTTTTCAGTTGGCCCACGTTGTTCAGATTCAAATTCTGATTCAGAAGCATAACTTGAATCAGTGATATCAGAATATTCTGATTCATTATCAAATTGTGGTGTTTTTATTTTTTTGGGATTTGAAAATGATGCATAATCATTTTGAGTTGGTTCTTTTCTTCGAAGTATCTTTTTCATTTTTTTAATTTTTTGTTTTGGCTGTGGAATTTCGGATTCATCTGAATCAGAATATTCACTTGATTTACTAGAATCACTTGATGAAATAGATGGTTCTTTTTGACGTATTACCTTAATTCCATTACCTACAGGTTCAATATCTTTAATATTAACATTTTTCTTTTTTGAATCGTTTAGCTCTACTTTAATAAATGAAGACATATTCTTTAATATTACTTACTTTTTTATACAATTTATTTAACGCAAAAATACTTATAAATTTAGAATATGTAAAGTAAATGAATCATTGGAATAATAAATATACAAATTGGAATTATAAAAAAATATCTAAAAATGGTATAAGATATTCAGCTGGAGTATTACCATATACATTTGATCAAAATGGAAAATGTTTTTTCCTCCTTGGTAAAGATAATGATAACGACTGGTCTGATTTTGGAGGTAGATGTGAATTTAAAGATCACGGTGATGAAAAGAATACAGCTACTAGAGAATTTTATGAAGAAACACTTGGTGCAGTAATAAGTATCCCAGATTGTTTAGATAAATTAAATGGAAATCCAGTTAAAATTATTTCAAAAACTTTAAATGGTAGTCCATACTACATGTATTTAATTTATATTGATTATCAAAATTATTCAGAATCATTTAATAAAACAGCTAATTTTATGAAATATCATTATGCACAAGATTCACGTGCCATAAGTAGGGTAATTGAAAAAACTACAATTAGATGGGTAAGTATGGATACAATTTTACATTGTATAGAAAATAAAGACTTTGTAAATCCAATTACGTTACGTGGAGTATTTTATAAAACTATTCTAAATTCCAAAGAACAATTTATGTTTTTACTACAAGATGCCTTTTTAAAGAAAGATCTGTAAATATAGTCATTAAATTAATATCGGTCAATGGAAATGTAAATGAATACTTATTACTTATTTGTTTTTTTAATTGGTCTGACCCATTATTAATACTGTCCAAAGTTAGTCCTTGATAATTTTTAAGATATTCTATAATTTGTCTTTTAATACCTATTTTAGTAATTTTGGGTTCAAAAGTTGGTATTTCACTAACAGTAATATTATTCTTAATACATTTTTTAAAGATACAATATGTTATAGCCTGAAGATAACAATCAGCTAAATCATCTTTTTTCTTACTTATTTCAAAAATATTTTTGAATTGTTCAGTTTCTTCAAATTCTTGTAATTTAATTTTTGCAATAATAACACCTGTTTTTTTTGTCTGGGTATATTTACTTTTACCAGTTACCTGAATAGGTGGTCCAGTATAACATTTTAATTTATGCTTGGGGCTAAAAAATTCTACATTTTTTAAAGTACCTTCTGGACAGTCAACTACACCTCTAATAAAAAAATATGTTTGCAAACAACCTGCCACAATCCTCATTTTAGGATTAAATGAAGGTTGTTTTTCTATAAGAACAATGTCAATATTAAGTAAATTACGTGCATCTAGTTCTTTAATAAGATTGATATATAACTTTGAATAATTTGAAGAATCAATTGTTATAACTTCCCACTGTTCTAATTTACAAGTTTCTGAATCAAAAATACAATATGCTAAATTTATAATACCCACGTCAAATGAGAGTACCTTCATTTTTATTATTAATGTAATAATTTTTTAAATCTATTTTGAAGTGTTTCTTTTTCATGAAGTATTTTATGAACTTGATTATCAAGTTGTTCATCTAAAGAACGTTCTGTTTCAGTAAGTATTTTATTAGGATTTGCCAAGAAATTAAATCGTTCATCTACCTTTTTAATTTTACGTGTAATATTTTTTAATTTACGTTCTTCATGGTTAAGTAAAAATGAATCTGTTTTTACCTTTTGTTCAACAAGTTTTTCATTCCACGATATATCTATTTGTCCAGATGAATACGCTGTAAGAATATATCCTTCTGTATCAAGTTCTTTAAAAATCTCTTTGATAACAAACTCACGGTCATAAAGTGGTGTATTATCAACAATTGGTGGAATTATATATGAACACGTTTCATGTTTAAGTTTTGCATGATAAAGTATTTTTTTATGAATATTTCCAATGATTTTTTTTATAGCATCTTTAATTCTTTTGTTGCGTTCTTTTGAAATATTTAAAATTTCTTGTACATTCATTTAATATTCATATTATTATTTTTAGAATCCTTTAAACCTACGTTAAAAGGCCCTTTGCAGAAGAATTTTGAAGTAATAGTTGTTGTTTTAAATTTATTGCAAAAACCAAACAAAGTATCATCTGCTGGTAAAAAATAAACACAATTTTTACACAATGTAGGAACATAATAAATGAGGTTAACTTGTTTTGTAAAATACGGACATACAACATTCATTTACTTTATTAACTTTATTAATATTATATTTAAAACGTTAAAAAATAATATTAAAGTTAATTAAATGTCTGGATTTAATGGTCAAAGTTTACAAGATCAATTTGTTTTACATACATTAAATTATAAAACAAATGGGTATTTTTTAGAAATAGGAAGTAACCATCCTATAAATATTAATAATAGCTACATTTTAGAGAAAAATTATAACTGGAATGGTTTAATGGTTGAATATGATCAATGCCACGAAGAATCTTATAAACAGTTACGTTCAAGCCATTACATAATTCAAGATGCTACAACAATTGATTATCTTGATTTATTTCAAAAGTATAACTTTCCTAAAAATATGGATTATCTTCAGATTGATCTAGAAGTAACAAATGAATCTACCATAAAAACATTAGAATTACTTGACCAAGTAATATTTCCAGAATATACATTTTCAGTTGTTACATTTGAACATGATATTTATGTAGGTGATTACTTTAATACACGTCAACGTTCTAGAGAATTATTTGCAAAAAATGGGTACATCATGGTTTTTTCAAATGTAAAAAATCAAGGATTAGAATATGAAGATTGGTATATACACAGTAGCCTTGGTTTAAATGAATTAAAAGGCGAATCATTGGAATATACTGACGTTATTAAAATAGTTATGGAATAACATTTTCAAGTTGTCCGTGTACATTAATATGAAAAAGTCGTGGATCAGTTTTATTTGGTAATTTTATACAGTACCCAGAATACTGACCATTTATATCAATATCATTATCACCTACAGACATTACTGTTTTAAGTCCATACCAATCTAAATACATTTTTTTAATATCTGATTTAAACGTTGGGCAGTCGTCTTGAGGACTAACTCGAAGATAAAGATAATCATAATTTATATTATTTTTAGATAAATCTTTTTTAGTATGTTCGGTATACAATGAATCACGTGCAGTAATTATAAGTACAATAAATTTATTACGTAAACAATAATTTAATAATTTAATAATTGGTTTAATAGGTACAAGTGAGTCGCCACTTACATATAAAAGAGTATCATCTATATCAAACATAACTGTTGGATTTATGATATTCATTGTTTTTACTATTTCTAAAAAATTAACACCTAAATCATATGCTGTTTCATAAAGATCTTTATTTATTTTCATAAATGTATCTTTACTTAATGATATTATTATTAAAATTATTAAAATAATTAAAATCATTTAATATTCAATATTATATTTATCTTCTGGACTTTTAATATTATATTTATCTTCTGGACTTTTAATATTATATTTATCTTCTGGACTTTTAATATTATATTTATCTTATGGACTTTTAATATTATATTTATCTTATGGACTTTCAATATTATATTTATCTTATGGACTTTCAATATTATATTTATCTTCTGGACTTTCAATTTCAATATTCCATATTTCTTTAATATAATCAATATATTCATTTGGAATACTTAAAAGTTCATTATTCCATATACCTTTTATAAGTATGGATTTTTCGGTATATCCAACAATTAACACAATTTCTGTAACAATTTCTTTTAATTCACATTTTAAAATATTTTTTGAAAATTCAGAATCAATAACTAAACCAGCTATTAATACATTTCCCATATAAACCAACGATCTTATATTTTTTAATTTTGGAATATAACATTTTGGATTAATTATGATATCTGAAAGTTTTTTTTGATGACCAGATGAATAAAATCCTTTTTTAATAATACTATTTATAACTTCATCAAGTGGTAAATTTATTAATAAATGATTATCCATATATTTTAAAGAATAACCATTTGCATTTATTTTATTATAAAAAACTGACAAAATTAAATTAATATGGTTTTTATTATTTATCTTGATACCATTTATAAGATTTGTTTCAGATGTTAAACCATTAACACATTTTAATTTGGAATGTTTGCAATAAGAAATTTGATAATTTTTACCAAAAGGTACTGAAGAAGTATTCCCCATTTACTTTTATTCATTTTTTATTAATAATTTTCAAACGTTAATATTTACTTTTAAAAATACTCTTAAAAGTAAATGTTAAAAAATATAATATTTTCAGGAGGTGGGTTTAAAGGTTGGGCGTATATTGGAACTTTAAAAGCACTTGGTGAATATATCCCATTTGAAAATATTGAACAAGTTGTTGGAGTTTCAATTGGTTCATTATTTGGATTACTTTATGTTCTTCAAATGGATCCGGATTTTTTACTCGACTTTATTATAAATTTAAATTTTAAAGATATTATAGATATAGATATAGATTCCATACTTATAAATCAATCAATTTTTAGAGGTGAAAAATTTACTGAAATTTTAAGAGAAATTATTTCTTTTAAAATTGATCCAGATATTACATTTGGTGATCTTAAAAAACATTCAAAAATACTTTTTACAGTTAATGCACTTAATATCACTGATTCTAAATTAGAATATTTTAATTATAATATTACACCCAAAATAAAAGTAATAGACGCTATACGCGCCAGTTGTAGTTTACCTTTTTTATTTCCAAGTTATTGTATAAATAATAAGTATTATTTTGATGGAGGTATATGTAATAATTGTCCAGTTGACATCGTTGATGAATTAAATACAATGGCTTTTGATATTTCACATGAATCGACAAGCTCGTCTTTTAAATTATATGATTTTTTGAATAGTATGTCAAATATTACAAATAAACTTTATGTTAAAAATGAAGATAATATTTATAAAATTCTTGATGAACGTTTTAAAAATGAAATGGTTAATTTAAATCAATCAAAGGATGATATTTTTAATATATATATGAATGGATATATAAATAGCAAAAATATTATTTTTAAAAACTGTATTGCACTAAATTAACATATTTATTGCACTAAATTAACATATTTATTTTTTTTTAAAAAATTTTGAGATAAAATTACTATTCATTTTTTTATTAATTTGTTCAAGATCATCCTCATATTCTACTTTAGTACGATCTTTTTCCATTTTTTTAATACGTGCAAGATTAGGATCAAATAATTTAATATTATTAAGATCTTTTTTCTTTTTCTCTTGTTGTGTAATTTCTTTAAGCTTTTCGTGACATTTATCTAAAATATTTGGTGATTCTGGTACATTTTCAATTATTTCAAATTCTGGAAAAAGATCTGCAATTTTTTTTATTTCAGCAAGATCAAATAATGAATACATAAAGTCAATAACCTCTTTGGGGTCATTTAATATTTGTTTACTTTCACCCGAATAACAGTGATAAACTGAATCTAAAGTTGAATAACAAACTATTGGTATATTATTTTTTTTTGCTGTATTCATTAAATTTAATACAATTGGATCTGAATTATCGGTAAAAATAAATATACATTTTACCATTTGTAAAGAAGTGGAGTAATCATTTTTATTTATAATAATATTTCCAAGAAGACGATGATTATATTGTGATCCATACATTCGAATGGTATTTTGGCCTTTTCCAGATTTATGTGAAATTATGGTATTAGGTTTAAAAAGTCTAATGATATCAACTATTGGAAAAAGAATATCCCAATCTGGTGAATTATACATAAATACCTTTCCACTAAAAATAACTTTTTCAAATATTGTGGTATCATCATATTTCACTTGACGAGGCATTCTTTATTTTAGTATTAGTTTATTTTTTAAAGTAAATTATATTTTGTAAAAAAATAATTAGGTAAAGTAAATGAATAAAATACTATTATTACTTGTATTTATAATTTTAATTATTTTTATAAAAGGTAGCTCATTTACAGCAACTATGATAACCGACCCAAGCTCAAAATATGATTCAGTTAATGACAAAACAGTTCTTATTTTTTATGCTCCATGGTGTGGACATTGTAAAAATAGTATGCCTGAATTTATAAAAGCATCGGAAAGTCCAAATACAGATATATTATTAGTAAATTCGGATGATCCCGCGTCCAAAAGTCTTATGAATAAATACTCTGTAAATGGGTTCCCAACTATAGTTCGTGGTGACAACACAGCTTTTACAGGTGATCGTAAATCACAAGACATCATTGATTTTGCAAATTCTTAAAATTTTACAAAATATAAAACATTTAAGGACCTGGGAGTAAGTAAAGTAGGAACGAATGGCACCAAAGAAAATTAAAACCATTGAAGAAACATATGTTAAAAAGACTCAACTTGAACATGTACTTGATCGACCTGGTATGTATATTGGAGATATAGACCGTGTTACTTCAGAACGCTGGGTACTAAATGACTCAAAGATGGTACGGAAAAATTTAACATTTAGCCCAGGTTTGTATAAAATATTTGATGAAATTTTTACCAATGCAATAGATCATTCACAACGTGACCCAAGTCTTAAAAAAATTGAAGTATCTTTTGATCGTAATAATGGTGAAATTACTATTTTTAATGATGGTGAAGGTATTCCAATTGAAATTCATAAAGAACACGGTAAGTATGTACCTGAAATAATTTTTGGGGAATTCCATACATCTTCAAATTATGATGATACCGAAGCTCGTACTGTAGGTGGACTTAATGGATATGGATCAAAACTTACAAATGCTTTTAGTAAATCTTTTACAGTTGAAATATGTGACTCAAAAAAATTATTTATAAAAGAATGGAAAAATAATATGTCTGTGATCAGTGAATCAAAAATAACAGACACCAAAAAGAAAAGTTATACTAAAATAACATTTATACCAGATTATGCTCGTTTTGGATGTAATTTAACAGACGATATTATTGATCTTTTTAAAACAAGGGTGTATGAAGGATCTGCAATTACCAATAAATCAGTTTCCGTTATATTTAATTCAGAAAAATTACCAATAAAAAATTTTGAAGACTATGTTAATTTATTTATCGATAAGGGACCACGTGTTTATGAAAAAGTTGATCGTTGGGAAATTGTAGTTTGTTTAAATCCATTTGATAAATTTACACAGATTTCTTTTGTAAATGGTATTTCTACAACAGATGGTGGAACACATATAGATTATATTCTTAATCAAATTGTATCAAAACTTAAGGATCAACTTGAAAAGAAACACAAGGACATAAATATTCGTCCAGCTTATATCAAGGATAATATTCTTATTTTTGTAAATTGTTTAATTGAAAATCCAACTTTTAATAGCCAGACAAAGGAACAACACTCCACAAAATCAACAAAATTTGGAAGTACTTTTATTATTTCCGATGAACTTATTAAAAAAATTGATAAATTAGGTATTACTGCAAATGTTATAGAAATTGCCAAAGCCAAAGAACAAAAAAGTCTATCAAAAACTGATGGTAAAAAACAATTTAGATTAACCGGTATTCCAAAATTAGACGATGCAAATAAAGCAGGTGGTATTGATGCTGGTAAATGCAAGCTTATTCTTACAGAAGGTGATTCAGCAAAAGCATCAGCAGTTGCTGGTCTTTCAGTTGTTGGTAGGGATTACTACGGTATCTTTCCACTTCGTGGTAAATTACTTAATGTTCGTGATGCAACTCCTGCGCAGATTCTTAAAAATGAAGAAATAAATAATCTTAAAAAAATACTTGGTCTTCAACAAGGCAAAGAATATCTTACAACAAAGTCTTTACGGTATGGTGGCATTATGATTTTTACAGATGCAGATAATGATGGATCTCATATCAAGGGTCTTATTATAAATTTTATCCATTCTTTTTGGCCATCGTTAATGAATATTGAATCATTTATAAGTTGTATTATTACACCAATTGTTAAGGTAAGTAAGGGATTGGTTATTAAGTCTTTTTACAACCAGTCTGATTTTATTGAGTGGAAAAATAAAAATGACAATAAATGGCAAGTTAAGTATTACAAAGGTTTGGGTACATCAACTGCAAAAGAAGCCAAGGAATATTTTACCAATCTTGCAAAACAAACTATTGTTTATAGTATGAATGAAACATCCAACGATGACCTTATCAAGGCTTTTAAAAAGGGATTTGAAGATCATCGTAAAGAATGGATCAAAGAATCTACAGGTAAAGTTGTAAGTCTTGAATTTACCAATTTAAAACAAAGTAT